CTAGAGCATGACCGTCACCCGCCGCTCGGGCCCCGGCCCGAACCGGTCGGACACCTGTGCCACGGCGATCTCGACCGCGCCAGTGGCGCCATCGGCGGCCTGCTGGGCCGGGCCATAGACCCAGCCCGGGCTGCTCAGCACCTCCTGACGCAGGAGGGTGCCGCCCTGGCGGACGCTCAGCACGTAACGCTCGGCCTCTTCACCCAGCGGCACGTCGATCCCGTCCCAGCCGTCGCCGTCGATCCGGGTCCGGCGGACCCAGTCCAGCGTCACCGCGCCGTCCTGCACCGCGCGCAGATGGGCCACGCTGTAGGGCCGCAACCCGATGCCGCGAAAGGTTTCGGACCGATAGCGATAGGCCGGATCCGACAGCGGCCGCGTGCCCGGCCCGTAGCGGTAATGCTGTTCGGCCCCGCGCTTGGCCGAGGGCAGCACGATCTGCGGCACCGCCCCGTCCAGCATCACAAAGCGCGACCCGGCCGGCCATTCCGCCGGCATCACCCCGTCCGAGCCCGCCTGCCCGCGCAGCCGCAGCCGCAGCGCATAGGTGTCGGTATCGACCAGCTCGGCCTCGGCGAACTGGAACAGCTCCCAGCCTTCGCCCGTTCCATCGCCGATCGCGGCCATGTTGGCCCCCGACAGCAACGCGGCCGGAGCGACCCCCTGCAGCGCCCCGCGCACCAGCCGCACCACCAGCGCCGGACCGTGATCGAACAGCCCCGCCCGGTTCGCCGCCATCGGCGTCAGCGTCGTGCCCATCACCGCGGACCGGCTGAGCAACGTATTCAGCCCATAGCCGGCATCCTGGTCGGCCGAATAGAGCGCGACCGAGCCGGGCCAGGGCGTGCCGGTGGCCGCCGCGCGCGGGGCGACCGGGTCTTCGTCGCCGGTGATCAGCGGCAGGTCCATCAGCAGCAGATCGACCGGCACCGGGGCGACGAACCCGCGCGGTGGCAGCGTGTCCTCGGGCGCGTCCTGGCGGCTGTAGGCCGAGGGTTCGATCCGTACCGCCTCGATCCCCTGGTCAAGGCCCAGATCGGCCCGGTCGATCCGGTAGCGCCCGCGCCCCGCCCCGTCGGGCAGGTCGATCACGTCGCCGGGGCCCAGGGTCAGCCACGACGGCGGCAGGGAAAACCGCGCCGCGTCGCGGGCCATCCGCGCCTCGGCCAGCCAGCGTTCGGCGATCCGCATCCCCTCGGCCCGGGTCAGCACCAGCGGCAATTCCGATTGCGTCACCGTGGCGCTGGTGGCATCGGGCATCACCGCCTCGGCCGCGCGCAGCTGGTAATCGCCGTCGCTTTCGACAAAGGCGACGCGGACCCGGCCGGCGATCTCGGCCTCTTGCGCGCGGGTCAGTTCGACCACGCCGTCGCCGCCGCCATCGCGCACCATCGTGCCGGTCTCCAGCACCGCATCACGGCGCGCCCGGCGCGAGCGGAAGATCAGCCGCCCGTCCCGCTCGATCGCGTCGAACCCATAGGCGGTCATCAGCGGCTGCAACGCCGCCCGCGCCGTGGTCACGTCATCGGTGCCATAGCCCCGCACCAGGCCGTGCAGCTGCGACAGATCGGGCGCAGCGGCGCCCGAGCGGGCGCAGATTTCCTCGACCACCGAGGCCAGCGTCCGCGCGCTGCCGCGCCCGTTGACCCAGTGCCCGCGGGCATGATTGGCGCCGTCCGACCACAGCGCGGTATTGCCCGGAAAGGCCGGAAACGGCCGGGCATCCCAGGCCCAGGCATAGATCCGGGCCGGGTCGACCATCTGCACACCGGTCTCGGGCCAGACCGGGTTCAGCCCCGGATCGGCGTAATGGGCATGGATCGCCCGCAGATACTGGTGCTGGATCAGGTCGTCGCGGATGCCGTTGGAAAAATACGGCAGCGCGCTTTCCGAGGATTTCGGGTCGACGAACGTGTTGGGCTGGTTGGTGCCCTTGTCGACGGCCGGGCAGCCGACCTCGGTGAACCAGATCGGCTTCGATCCCGGCTCCCAGACCGTGGGGGTCAGATCGCGCAGCCCGTCGACGCGGTTGTGGTGGTAGTTCGACCACCAGCCCCGGATGTCCTTGACCCGCCAGACCCAGGGCTCGGCCTCGCCATCGGTGATCGGTTCGCGCAATTGCGCCGCCCGCGCCTCGGGCGAGGGGTAGAACCAGTCGTACCCCTCGCCGCCCTCGATATTGGCGCGCAGGTAATCCAGGCTCCAGATCGCCCCCCAATGGGCGTCCGCGTGATCCTCGCCATCACGCCAGTCGCTCAGCGGCAGGTAATTGTCGATGCCGATGAAATCGATCGCGTCATCGGCCCAGAGCGGGTCGAGGTGGAACAGCTTGTCCGCCGTGCCCGCGGGCTGGTAGCCGTGGTATTCCGACCAGTCGGCGGCATAGCCGATCCTGACCTCGGGCCCCAGAACCGCACGCACATCGGCGGCAAGCTGGCGCAGCGCCGCGACGGCCGGAAAGCTGCCGTTCGCGCCGCGCAGGGTCGTCAGCCCGACCATTTCCGAACCGATGCAGAAGGCATCGACACTGCCGGCCAGGGCGCACAGATGGGCGTAATGCAGGATGAAGCGGCGATAGCTCCATTCCTCCGGGCCGGTATAGGCCACCGCGCCATTCGCGATGCTGAAATCGCCGGGCTGGGCGGTGCCGAAAAAGGCCGCCACCTCGGCCTCGGCCGGGGCAGCGCCGTCGGGGCTGCCGGGCTGGCCCGGGGCCAGCGATCCGGTGATCCGGCCGCGCCAGGGCAGATGCGCCTGTTCGGTGCCGCCATAAGGATCGGGCAGGCCATTGCCCTGCATCTGCTCCATCAGGATGAAGGGATAGAACATCGCGCCCAGCCCCCGGGCGCCCAGCTCGGCCAGCGCCTCGAGCACCGCGGCATCGGCGGGGGTGCCGCCATAGACCGGCCGCCCGGCCTCTTGCGGGACCAGGCCCGCGCTCCAGCGGTCCAGCCCGGCCACGGCCCAGGGCATGCCCTCGCCGTCCGCCTCCTGCTGCTCCACCTTCGGCTGCAACCGGCAATCGCCGCAGCGCAGGTCATCGCCGAACCAGGACACCACCAGCGACACCGACGCACAGGCCCCCAGCGAGGTTTCCAGATCGTCGAGCGAGGTCAGGATATCCGCCTTGCCCGCCGGCGTGTTGATATTCGCCGCCACCTGGGCGCCGGGGCCGCCGGTATAGACCGGCGTCGTGGCCAGGGCGTATTCGCCGGTGCCGGGCACCAGGGCGACGCCCTTCACGGCCTGCGACAGGTCGGTCTCGCCGGCCCCCTCGGGGGCGGGCCGGATCACTTCGAAGCTCAGCTGCGGCAGACGATTGCCGAACTGGCCCAGCGGCAGATCCTCGAGCACCACATAGGCGGTGCCGCGATAGGCCGGCACCGCGCCCGTGCCCTCGACGGCCTCGATCGCCGGGTCGGGCAACTGGTCCTCGGCGCCGGTATAGACGCGCATGTTCAGATCGTCCGGCGCCATCTCGACCCCGTCGGCCCAGACCCGGCCGACCCCGGCGATCTCGCCCTCGCACAGCGCGATCGCGACGCTGACCGAATAGCTGTAGTCGGTCGTTTGCGGCTGGCTCGGCCGGCCCTTGCCGCCGCCGCTGGTGGTGGTCTCTTCGCGGAACCGGCTGGCCCAGATCACCTGCCCCGACACACGCATCCGGCCATAGACCTGCGCCATCGGCCCGCCTTCGGAGGCGCCGGTCAGACGGAACCGGTCGACCCGGCCGGTTTCGACCGGGTCCGAACCCGATCCCAGCAACCGCTGGTCCAGCGCCTGACCCAGGGTCGCGCCCACGGCGCGGCCGATCACCGCGCTGCTCAGCCCCAGGACAGAGCCGCCGACAGAGCCGCCGATGGCCATGCCCGCAGCGGAAAGAACGATCGTCGCCATGGTAGTGCTCCTTTACGGAAAGGCGAAACGCGCCACCACGCGCCGCGCCCAGGGACGCGACAGCGGGCTTTCGACCACGCCATGCCCCTGGTAGGAATGAATGAAGGTCGGCGCCGCGCCGATCGCGCCCTGCAGCCCCAGATGTTTGGCCACCGCGCCCGCGCGCATGCGAAACAGCAGCACGTCGCCCGGGGCGGCATCCTCCGGCCGCTTGGGCCGCAGATGGGCGCGGGCGGCATCCCACAGAACCTCGGCGCCCTGGGGTTCGGACCAGTCGGGCGTATAGGCCGGCACCGGCGCCACCGCAGCGCCGCGCAGATCGGCCCAGACGCCGCGCACCAGGCCCAGGCAATCGCAGCCCGCCCCGCGCACCGCCTGCTGGTGCCGATAGGGCGTGCCGATCCAGCCCCGCGCCAGGGTCACGACATCGCTCACCGGAGCAGGCTCCCGCCATCGGCCTGGCCCGCCGACAGCGGCGTCGAAACCAGCCAATCCTCGCCCGGGATGTCCGGAAAGCCGCGGAAATTCAGCAGGTTGTCGAACTTCGCCCGGCAGGTCGTCCAGCGCTTGTCGCAGCCCGCTTCCAGCCGCACCAGATCGCCCGGGACCAGATCCGCCCGCAGCCCCTCCCACAGCTCGACCTCGCGCAGGCCGGCGACGAAGCGGTCGCGCTTGACCAGGCTGACCAGCCCTTCCGCCGCGCCGCTCAGCACCCGGAACAGGCCGCGCTCGAACCAGGACGGCTCGAAGGTGGTCAGCTCCGACCAGCGCAGCACCCGGCCCTCCTCGACCTGCTCCACCGCGACTTGCGTGAAATAGCCCGCGCGCCCGGTATCGAAGCGGCAGGCGCCATCGCCCAGCACGGCCGAGCACATGGTCTGGTAGGTCCGCCCCTGCGGCCGGTTCAGCGCCTGGGTCAGCCCGCGCAACTCGGCGTGAAAGGCCCCGCCCACCCGGCGCATCTCGCCCAGCGTGCCGGCGAAACGCAGCATCCGGTCCGCGGGGTCGGCCCAGTTGACCAGCCAGGCCCTGACCTCGGCGCCGTCGAAGCGCCCGGCGGTGATGTCGGCCTCGGTCACGGCCGCGTCGCTCAGCGCGCCCATCGCCTCGGTATTGTCGACCGACAACCCGGTGGCCTGGACCAGGGCCCGGGCCGACAGGCCGGTTTCGGCGCGAAAGGTGACGCCCTCGAAGCTCAGGTCGCGGTCATGGTCGGTGAACCCCCGCACCCAGCCGTCGCGCCGGGTCACGGCCCAGCACCGGCAGACGGTGGTCGCGCCGCTTTGCAGATGGTCGATCAGGCTCATCGGCGCACCTCCAGGATCGGCACATCGGGCACCTGGCCGGCCTCGAACGTGGCCAGCGACACCTGGATCGCATCGGTGTCGAACCGCACCGGCACGTCGTATTCGAACCCGGCGGTGACCTCGGCCTGCTCATCGGGCGGATGGGCGAAGGTGACGATTCCGGTCACCACGTCCAGCGTGTAATCCACCCCTTCGGTCAACAGATCCCCCGACACGCCCACCTGGACCGTGCCCGCCACCGGCTTGGTCACCGGACGCACGTAATCCTGGCTGCCCGAGCGGTAATGCTTCACAAGCTGGAACTCGTCGCGCAGCTGATCGCCCATGCCGAGCACCTGATCCTCGTGGGAAATCTGCGCGCTTGGCCGGCAGGATTTGAAATCCGCCCAATCCTTCCAGCGGAACCCGAAAAGCCGGCCCTGGCGCGCCTCGAAGAACGCCACCAGCACCTCGACATCGTCGAGCGAGCGCAGCCCGACCCCGGCATCGTAGCGCCGGCGCGACTGGGCCCAGGGCGTGTTGCGCTCTTCGCCGCCATTGTCCAGCGCGACGATTTCCGTCCGCCGCTCCGGCCCGCCGACCGACCCGAAGGAAATCGCCACCGGGAACCTGACCTCGTGAAACATGTCGTCCTCCTGTTCAGCGGTTGCGCTGGCCGCGGGCCAGGGCACGGCCCAGCTGGGCGGCGATCTGGCCTTGCGAGCGTTGAAAACCCGCCACGTCCGGCGTGCTGACATTCATCGTGATGTGGACCGCGCCGCCACCGCCGCTTGCCGCCACGCCCAGCTTGCCGTCCGCGCCACGGGTCAGCGGCATGATCGCCTCGGGGCCCGCCTCGCCCATCAGCCCGGTGCCGCCGCGCATCGGAAAGGCCGTGGCGCCGTTGACCACCCCGCCCTTGGCGAAGGGCGTGACCCGACCGCCCGAAAACACGCCGCCCTGCTGGAACGGCATCAGCCCCGAGACCAGCGAATTGACCCCGTTCGCCAACAGCCCGCCGACATGGTCGGTCACCGGCCGCATCGCGTTGTTGTAGACCGTGCGCCCCATCGCCTGGGCCACCACGTTCAGCGCCTGCGACAGCTTCATGCCGTCAAAGACCACCCCGTCGAAGGCCTTGCGCAGCCCGCTGGAAAACCCGCGTTCCAGCCGGCCCAGGTCGCGCGTCGTATGCGCCATCGTGCCCTGCATCGCCCGCAGCTGGCTTTCGAAGGCCCTGGTCATCTCGGACGCGCCCTCCAGCTGCCCGACCAGCGATTGCGCATCCGCGCCCAGCTCTCCCAGCTCGTCAATCCGTGCCATCTTTCGCTCCTTCATCCGGATAGGCGGCGGCCAGTTGCGCCAGCCGGTCCCGTCCCATCGGCGCATCGGCCGCACCCATGCCCAGCATCAGCATCAGCTCGGCCGGGGTCAGCGCCCAGAACTGCGCCGGGGTCAGGCCCAGGCCACGCAGCCCCGCCCGCATCAGCCCGGCCCAGTCCAGCGGCGCGCTCATTGCGGGCCCGCAAAGGCCCTGGCCAGCAGCTCGGCCGCGGCCTGCGCCGCGCCGACCAGCCCGCCCTCGATCTCGGCGGCGACCAGGTCCTCGGCCCGGCCGCGCCAGCCCCCGCCGCGCAATCCGGCGACGATCAGCGCCAGCACATCGCGGCTGGAGAACGCCTCGCCCTCGAACCGGGCGACGAGGTCGGCCAGGCTCCCGGTCTGCAGGCCCGCCTCCAGCTCGGCCAGCGCGCCCAGGGTCAGTTTCAGGACCCTCGGTTCGCCGTCGATCACCAGCGCGACCTCACCGGCATGCGGGTTGGCCATCACACATCCGCCACGAATTGCAGCCGCCCGGCCGAGGCCATCGCGATCTCGTAGGTCGCCTCGCCGTTATAGGTGCCGGCATAATCGATCCCGGTGATCTGGAACGGCCCTTCGACGGTGCCGAAATCGGGGATGATGACCTGGAATTCCGGCGTCTCGCCGTCAAAGAACACCTGCCGGGCACGTTCATCGGTGCCCGCATCCTTGAACACGCCCGACCCGGACAGCGCGGCAGAGCGGATGCCCGCCCCGCCCAGCAATTCGCGCCAGCCGCCGGGGCTGTCCAGGCTGGTGATATCCACCGTCTCGGCGTTGAAGCTGATGCGGGTGGCGCGCAGGCCGGCCGCGGTTTCGAACTGACCGCCGCCGGTCATGTCGATCTTGATCAGAAGGTCCTTGCCGTTCTGGGCGCTCATGGGCCTTGCTCCTCTGGCTTGATATTCAGATGTCTTCCACGCGGGCGCGGAATGTCATGTTGATCCGGCGTTCCGAGCCGGTGCCGATCCGCACCGCCTCTGCCTTGACGAAATTGAGGTAGACCAGCCGCCCGCGCGCCAGCGCCAGGTCGGCATCGACCAGCGCGTCCGACACCGCCGCGGCGGCCGCCTTGGCCTGAGCGAAACCGGTCGTGTCGGTGATCACCGAGACGACGAATTCATGCTCGGCCCCGGCCCCGGTCTGATCCGACCGGTCGCGCGCCACCTCCGGGCCCAGCGCCACATAGATCGACGGGACCGTCCCCGAGGGGATCGCGTCGTAGATGTCGGTGCCGACCATCCCGGACAACACCGGATCGGCCGCCAGCCGCTGAAAGACGGCGCCTTGCAGCGCCTCGGCCACGCCATAGCTCATGCCACCTGCTCCTCTTGCGCGAAGCAGACCAGGAACCGGGCGTCCCGGTCATCCTCGGTCACCGCTTCGATCCGGTATTGCCGCGTGCCGTCGCGGAACCGCTGTTCCGGCCTGGGCCGCGCGTCCGATCCCACCGGCGCGGCGCGCACCACGATCTTCAGCGGCACCCGGGCCAGCGGCATCGCGGCGCCCGCGGTCTCGCGCCCCGAGCGGGGCGTGATCTGGGCCCAGAGCCGACCCAGCACGGCCCAGCTCTCGGTGAAACCGCCAGCGCCGTCCGGCACCCGCTGCGGCGCCTCCAGAACCAGCCGCCGGTTCAGTCGCGGCGCCGCCATCAGACCCGCGCCCCGCCGAAGCGCGGCGTCTTGTAGCGCTCGGTCAGCGCGCTCACGCCGAAGGGCATGCAGGCGCCGTCATACTGCATCTCGTGGCGGTATTCGTAATAATGCGCCGCCAGCAGCATCACCGCCTGGGCCAGGTCGGCGGGCAGATCGCCCCAGTCCGGGCCGAACCCGGCCAGGAATTGCAGCCGGGCCGACCCGCCCGACGGGATCGTCGGCAGCATGGCGCCCGACGGCACCACGCAGGGCACATGCAGATCCGGCACCAGCCGGACCCTTTCGGCGGGCTGCACGCTGACCGCGCCCTGGCGGTCGACCAGCGCCAGTTCGACGATGGCGCTGACCGGCGCGATCGGCAGGCGCAGCCCGGAAGGGTCGCGCCATTGCGCGACCTGCAGCGAAAACTCCCGCTCGATCAGCGCCTTGCCGGTGCGCGCTTCGATCGCGGCCAGGGCGGCGCGCAGAAAGCTTTCCAGAAGTCCGTCCTGCAGCCCGTCATCGGTGAACCCCGACCCCAGGCGCAGATGCTCCTTGAACAGGGCCAGCGGCAAGGCCGCCTGCGGCACACTGGTTTCTTCGATCAACATCATGGCTCACTCCGAATTGGTCTGCAGCGGGCCCGGATGGGCCTACGGGATACCGGGTGCGCGCCGTCCCGCGATGCTCGGACGGAAAAGGAGCAACTGGACCCCCGGGATGAACCCGACGCGCACCCGGCCCCGGACCCCCGGCCGTGGCCGGGGGCCCGTCCGGTCAGGATCAGGCGGTGCCGAACTTCAGCAGCTTGATCGCGGCGTAATCGCTGATCGCCCCGCCGACCCGCTTGGTGGCGTAGAACAGCACATGCGGCTTGGCGCTGAACGGATCGCGCAGCACCCGCAGGTCGGGCCGTTCGGCGACGGTGTAGCCGGCCGCGAAATTGCCAAAGGCGATGGCGCTGGCATCCGAGGCGATATCCGGCATGTCCTCGGCGATCAGCACCGGATGGCCCAGCAATTGCGCCGGCTGGCCCGCGGCCATGCTGTCGGTCCACATGAAGCGGCCGTCGGCATCCTTGATCTTGCGCACCGCGCCCGCGGTCTTGGAATTCATCACGAAGGACGCGCCCGCGCGGTATTCGGCGCCCAGCGCATAGACCAGCTCGATGATCGCATCGCCCGGGTTGGAGGTGTCGAAATCGCCATCGCTGCCGGTGACGACATAGCCCAGGTTGCCCCAGCTCCAGATGTCGTTGTCGACCTGCGGCGCGGTCAGAAAGCCCTGCGGCTTGTCGATACCGTCGCCGTTGACGAAGGCCGCCGCTTCGGAGCGGGCGAACTTGGCGGCGATCCGGCCGGCCAGCCAGCTTTCGATGTCGAAGGCGCTGTCGTCCAGCAGGCGCTGGCTGACCTTGGGCAGCGCGCTCAGCTCGTGCAGCGCGATGCTGATCCGGTCGATCTGCGGCGTGCCGGTCTCGGTCGCCGGGTCGGTTTCGGTCGCCCAGCCGGCGCCCATCTCGGTATGGTCGATCAGCACGTCATACGAGGTCGAGTCCACGTTCACCACATTGGCGATCGCGCGGATCGAGGCCGAACTGTCGAGCACCGACTTGATCGTCTCGGAGGTCTGCGGATCGACCAGGTAGCCCCCGTCGGCGGCCACGGCGGTGGTCATCGCCTTGCCGTCCAGGTCGAGGCCGCGCAGGCCGTCATCGTCGCCCGACCGCAGATAGGCGGCAAAGGCCTTCTGGTGGGGGGCTTCCTCGGCCATGGCGGTGGCCAGGGCGGGGCGCTTGAGGGTCTTCATCTGCATCTTGGTCATGCGGTCTTCCTGCTGTTGCATCTTGGTTTCGATCTGGGTCGAGAAGCTCTTGAAATCGGACACGAAGCCCGCCAGCGCGGCCTTCAGGTCCTCTGCCGGGGACAGATCCTCCCCGGCCCGAGCCTTGATCTCGGGTTTGGTCATCGCGTGTCTCCTGTTGATGACGTGGATGCCGGACCTATCCGGCCAGCAGGCTGCGGGCCTCTCGGAACACCGCCGCCAGGTCGCGCAGGGTGGCGTCCTCGGGGGTGTCCCCCTTGGCGCCCACCCGCGCCTGCGGAAGCATCGGGAATGTCACCAGCGACACTTCCCACAGCTCCAGCTCCGACAACCGGCGCTTGCCGGCCTCGTCCTTGCGGGCCTTGACCGTGCGATAGCCGATCGACAGCCCGTCGATGGCCCCCGCCGCGATCAGCGCCGCCGCCTCGCGGCCCTTGCCGATATCGGTCAGGATCCGGCCCTTGACCCAAAGGCCGCGGGCATCCTCGCGCACCTCGTCCCAGACGCCGATCGGCTGGGCCGGGTCGTGCTGCCACAGCATCTTGACCCGGCCCCCGCCCTCGGCCAGCCGCTTCAGCGACAGACCATAAGCCCCCGCCTCGACCACGTCGCCGCCCTGGTCGGCCGCGCCGAACAGCGAGGCATAGCCCGAAATTTCGGTGCCGCCCTCGACGGTCATTCCGCCGCCCAACCGGCAGTACTTGTGTTCCAGCATATCCGTTCTCCTTTTCACGGCGCGGCTTGCAGGATCGACTGAAAGGCCTGGGCCAGGATCACGCCCACCACCCCGTAGACCGCCAGCCAAAGCCGCCGCTCGAGCCGTTCCATCATTTCCTCGAGCCGCTCCATATGCGTGCGCAGCTGGCTGAATTGCAGCGCCGCGAGTTGCTCGGCCGCCTGCAGCCGCAGCCCCGGCGCGCAGTCGAATTGCGGGCGCGGCTCATTCATCGCCCAGCTCCAGCGGCGGCAGGCCCAGCAGGGCGCGCTTTTCGGCGTCGCTCAGGAAGGACGCATCGCCGATCCGGCGCCACAGCGCCTCGCGCTCGGGGGCCAGGGCGGCGACCTGGTCCAGGTCCGGTTTCAGCTCGGCCGCCGCGCCGGTGAAATCGCTCAGCCACTGGCCCAGCGCCCCGGCGACCCGGGCGATCAGCGGCAGCACCGTCAGCCGGTAGAAGGCGCGGTTGGCCTCCTGGTAATTGGCATAGGTCGCATCCCCGGGGATCCCCAGCAGCATCGGCGGCACGCCAAAGGCGATGGCGATCTCGCGCGCCGCGGCCTCCTTGGTCTTGAGGAATTCCATGTCCGAGGGGCTGAACCCCATCGGCTTCCAGTCCAAACCCCCTTCCAGCAGCATCGGCCGGCCGGCATTGCGCGCGCCCTGGTGCTGGGTCGCCAACTCGTCCAGCAACCGGTCGTATTGATCGGCGCTCAGCTGCCCCTGCCCGTCCGCGCCGCGATAGATGATCGCCCCCGAGGGCCGCGCGGCATTGTCCAGCAGCGCCTTCGACCAGGCCGAAGCGGCGTTGTGGACATCGACCGCCGCCGCCGCCGGCTGCAGCGGCGACAACCCGTAATGGTCGTCCTGGGGATGGAAACTGCGCACATGGCAGATCGGCGACGCACCCTCCCCCACCGCAAAACGGTGCTTGCGCCCGCCGACGTTGTAATCATAGGCGGCCGGCCAGCCGTCGGGGCCGGGGACCAGCGACACCCGGTCCGAGCGCAGCACATGCAGCTCCACCGGCAAGGCAGCGCCGGTGCCCACCGCCTCGACATAGCCGTTGCCGGTCAGCAGCAGCTGGCCCACCAGCGCCTCGATCAGCTCGGCCCGGCCCTGGGCGGGGTTCGGCCGCGCGATCAGGCCCAGCACCGGATGGGTGTCATAGCGCCGTTCGGCGTCCTGCAGCACCAGCGGCAGCGCGGCGGCGGCCTCGGCGATCAGCTTGACCGCGCGAAACCCCACCGGGTTGCCGACAAAGCCCTGGCGGGTCAGCGACACCGCGTCGCGCGGGCTCCAGGCCACCCGGCCCGCGCTGCCCAGCGCCGCCACCTTGCCGGCGGCCGAGGCCTTGGCCTCGGGCACCTCGGTTACGCCCTGGGTCTCGCCGCGCCTGAGAAAGTCAAACATCCCGCTCTCCTCGTGCCTGCCGCGCCTTGTGCGGCGGTGTCCGATCCGTCGAGGGGGACAATCGCCGACAATGCTGAACGGGCGGGAAAGCGGGCGTTCGGTGACCGCGCAACGGGCCGAAACGAAAACGGGGGCGGCCCGGCCGATCGCCGCCCCACCCCCGATCAGGAGTCCTGCACCTGCATCCGGGTGCTGCGCGCCCCGGGCCTGACCCGGGGCCTCTGCCGTCGAGGTCCCGGGTCAAGCCCGGGACCGGGCCCACCCGGCCTAGCCGCCGATCACCCGCATCCGGGGCGCCCGCCAACGCGCCGCCGGCTCCAGCACCAGGTCGGTCAGTGCCCAGACCAGCGCATCGACCCGGTCGGGCGATCCGCCGCCCGCAAAACCCTGTGCGGTCATCTGGCACATCTGGTCCTCCAGCGCGCCCAGGCCCCGGGCGTGGAACACCCGCCCCTGTTCATAAAGTGCCGCCACCGGTTCGGCCCGGGCGACCTTGCCCCGGCTCGCCCGGACCGCGCGGTAGGGTACAGCCGGGTCAAGCTGGCGCAGGATCGTCTCGACCATCGCGCCGCCCTGGTTGACCTCGGCCACCAGCCGCTCGCCGCCATGACGCTCCAGCGCGCGCAAGGCCGCGGCGGCCCATTCGGTCGGGGTGGCGCCGGTCACGCTGGCATCCTCCAGCACATAGGCGCGCCACTCGGGCACCGGGCCGCGCGTCACCGCACCGGCCACCACGATGCCGCATTCATCCGCCCCCACCCCGGCCGGCGGATCGACCGCGACGACGATCCGGTCCAGCTCGGGCAGGTCGCTCACCCGCGCCGCCTCCAGCGCGGGTCCGGTCCACAGCGCGCCCTCGACATCCGACAACAGCACGCCCTCCAGCTCCTGTCGGCCCAGCCGGGTGCCGCCATAGCGGGCCTCGATCTCGGCCAGGAACCCCGGCGCCAGATAGGCCCGGTTGGCCTCGGTCGGGGCATGGGTCATCACCGTCGTGGGCCGGGCCAGCAGGTCTTTCAGAACCGCCACGTTGCGCGGCGTTGTCGTCACGCAGGCGCGCGGATCCTCGCCCAGGCGCAGCCCCATCTGCAGCATGTCCCAGGTCTCGGCCCCGCGTTTCCACTTGGCCAGTTCGTCGGCCCAGGCCAGGTCGAACTGCGGGCCGCGCAGCGCCTCGGGGTCATGGGCCGAAATCACATGCGCCTCGGCCCCGTTCGGCCAGGTCAGCACCTTGCGGCCGGCGGACCAGACCGGTTTGCGATCGGGCGGCGAACAGGCCATCAGGCCGCTATCGCCGAACACCATCACCTCGCGCGCCTGGTCGTGGGTCTCGCCCACCAGGGCGACCCGGCGGGCGCGGCCGGGGTCGCGCGGACGCGACCCCTCCACCTGTGACCGGACCCATTCGGCGCCGGCGCGGGTCTTGCCTGCCCCGCGCCCCCCCAGGATCACCCAGGTCCGCCAATCCCCCGTCGGGGGCAATTGATGCGGCAAGGCCCAGAACTCGAAGAGCCAGGGCAAGGCCCGCAGGTGCTCTGCCTCGAGGCTGTCAAGGAACGCCTCGCGCAGATCCGCATCGGCGAAGGCGACCGAGTCGGCACCCGATCTCAGATCGCATGCGCTCGACGTCGATATCCGTGGTCCGCAATCCGGACCCATGCCTGTCATCGTACTCTGCCTCCAGTTTCTGGACCCGGCCAATGACCTCGTTCAGCTGCGTCATCTGTTTGGGCAGCAAGGCGATGTCCTTGAAATCGCCCTGCTCGATGAGGTCGAGCACGGCGTCCAGGGTCTTGACGATGTTTCGATTGAGCCGCCTAACCTCCTCGATACGTTCAGCGGCCGTTTCCTGATCGACGGCCAGGCCGTCGCGTTGGTTGGTCATGTGGGATGATCCCCGCTCGGTTGGCTCCGCCCGAAGCGCAGACACGCCAAGGCCCCGCCCCTCCGCAGAGGGCACGAGGCCTTGCACATGTCGTCCAGTCTGCGCCCTACCTACCGCGCAACGCCCGAAAAGTCAAATATTGCCAAAGCGTTAGCGTTCGATACCCGCGCAACGGGTCAGTTGCCGCTGGCCGCCGCCTCGGCCTCCAGCGCGCGGTAG